CATCAATCATACTGGGAAGAGTTTATTTTTAATGCGTCAAAACAAATGAAATATAAGATACCAAATCATATTTTAGTTAACTTAACTAAGAGATGGGCGTTCTTTGATAAGTCATATAAGATACCAACGATAAAGAAAGACATAGATAATAAGAAATTTCTTAATTGGGTACTATCATTTGATAAAAATGACCATCAAAAATGGGTAAAACAAAATATGAAACCATTTGAAGTATTATTTTTTGATGTAGGTGCTGAAATATTAAAGAATATTAGTGGATATCTAGCAGCTTCACCAGATAAAGCAGTTAAAAAAATAAGAAAAGATGTAATTGACGCAATTAGTAAAGTAAAACGTGGAGGTGATATTAAAAAAATAGAAACTTTGAAGTTACAATTAGATAAATTAAATAAAATTGGGGGATTGAAATCAATAGTACCATCAGAAGGTATAGTTTTTAAATATAAAGGTAAAATTTATAAGTTTACGGGAGCTTTTGCGCCAGTAAATCAGATTTTAGGGTTATTAAACTTTTAGGGAATATTATAATGGGATATAGTAGAGAAAATCAAAGACAAAACACTGCATTACAGAGTATTTTACGAGGTAAAACTCCAGAAAAACGGATTTTTGTCGCCAATGAAGATTTAGAGTTTAAGAAAAAATTAAAAAAAGAAAAAGAAGAAGAACGTAAAAGAGCATCAGAAAAATTAGAGATAACTAAAGAAGCAAGAGTACCTTGGTTTTGTCCTAAGTGTGATAAAGTGATGAAAAAACGTTTAGACGATAGAATGTGGTATTTATATAATCATTGTTTTGAATGCCAAATAAAAATAGAGAATAAAATGAGAATTGATGGTACATATGATGAATGGGCAGAGAAAAAAGTGATTGCAAACAAATTAGCTTGGATAAAAGAACAAAAACAAAGTATTGAAGAGTTTAAGAAACAAGATACAGTAGAATTTTGGCAACAATTTAGACCCGACGGATATTCTGTTGATAAAGAAAAATGGCAAATAGATGTTAAAGAAATTAAAAAACAAGCAGATGAAGCCTTAGAATATTTACAAAAAATAGAAGATTCTTTGAAGTAATATATTTATATATAGAGTAATAACATTAATTAATAGGAGAAATTAAATGGCAACGATAACACATGGTTCAAATGGAAGAACTGATGTATCTAGTAGAAGTGTACCTACTATAAAAGACGATGCAAAATTTAGTAAAATTAAAACAGTAAGTGCAGGTATAACAGATTTAACTGGGTCTTTTAAAGGGTCAAGTGGATTTATTGTAACGTCTGCAGGAAGTTCTTATATTTGGCCAACCGAAGGTGATTCTATAGCCGCGTCCGACTTAACAGCTAAAACACTTTATGAAGTAGGTGTAAAACGAATAAGTGGAAGTGGTACTGTGAGCGTATTATATTAATATGAACCGAAATTCAAAAGGACAATTAAAAGATGTAATTAAACAGGAGTATATAAAGTGTGCTTCTGATCCAGTTTATTTCTTGAGGAAATATTGCGTAATTCAACATCCAATAGAGGGTAAGATACCGTTTGCTTTATATAATTTTCAAGAAAAGACAGTTAGTGATTTAGTACAACATCGTTTTAATATAATTTTGAAAGCAAGACAATTAGGTATATCTTCTATTACAGCTGGATATTCTTTATGGATGATGACATTTCATCAAGATAAAAATATCTTGGTGATTGCTACTAAACAAGAAGTTGCCAAAAATTTAGTAACAAAAGTTCGTGTGATGCATGCAAACTTACCAAGTTGGTTAAAACAACCTTGTGTTGAAGATAATAAATTATCATTAAGATATAAAAATGGTTCTCAAGTAAAGGCTGTAGCTAGTGGAGACGAGGCCGGTCGTTCAGAAGCACTATCATTACTTATATTAGATGAAGCGGCATTTATTGATAAAATTGATACGATATGGGCAGCAGCATCTCAGACATTATCAACGGGTGGACAATGTATAGCACTTTCTACACCAAATGGTGTTGGTAATTGGTTTCATAGAACTTGGATGGATGCTGAAGATGGATTGAATGATTTTAATTTTATTAAATTACATTGGATAGTTCATCCCGACAGAGAACAAGAGTGGAGAGATGAACAAGATAAATTATTAGGTCCAACAATGGCGGCACAAGAGTGTGATTGTGATTTTATTACTTCAGGACAATCAGTAGTTGATGGTGCTATTTTAGAAGAGTATAGGACAACACAAGTTAAAGAACCTATAGAAAAACGAGGAGTTGATAGTAATGTTTGGATATGGGAACCACCGAATTACACAAAAGATTATATAGTATGCGCGGATGTTAGTAGAGGAGATGCAACAGATTACTCAGCATTTCATATATTAGATGTAGAAAGTTTAGAACAAGTGGCAGAGTATAAAGGTAGAATGTCTACAAGAGATTATGGTAATTTATTAGTTAATATAGCAATTGAATATAATAATGCATTACTTGTTGTTGAAAATAATAATATTGGATGGGCTGCTATTCAACAATGTATTGATAGAGAATATGATAATTTATTTTATATGAGTAAAGATTTACAGATAGTAGATACTCAAAGACATATTAATAATAAAATTAATAGAGTTGAAAAACAGTTAATTCCAGGATTTACATTGACACAAAAGACAAGACCATTGGTAATAGCAAAATTAGAAGAATTTTTTAGAGAAAAATTAGTAACGGTTTATTCACAAAGATTGATTGATGAACTGTTTGTGTTTATATATAATGGAAATCGTGCAGAAGCTATGTCAGGATATAATGATGACTTGGTAATGTCTTATGCAATGGGACTGTGGATACGAGAAACTGCTTTACGATTAAGAGCAGAAGGTATAGAATTACAAAAGAAAGCAATAAATAGTATAACATCAAATCAAGGTGTTTATACACCAACAGATAATCAAAATGATTCTTGGAGCTGGGAAATCGGTAAAAAGAGAGAATCATTAGAATGGTTAATTAAGTAAAGAGGTAAAAAATGGCTGATAAAAGTCTATTTGGTAGATTACAACGATTATTTTCTACAAATGTAATTGTAAGAAATGTAGGTGGTAAAAAATTAAAAGTTGCTGATACAAGTCGTACACAATCTATAACAAAAAGTAATTTTATTGATAGATATCAAAAAATATTTACTGGTGCCGGATTAAGTGGGTATTCAGATTCATTATTGACAAAATCAATGAGATTAAATCTTTTTAAAGATTATGAATCAATGGATAATGACGCGATAATTTCAAGTGCACTTGATATTTACGCAGATGAATCTTCAATGAAATCTGAATATGGAGATGTTTTAGAAATTAAGACAGATAATGGACAGATTAAAGACATATTACATAATTTATTTTATGATGTATTGAATATTGAATTTAACTTGTGGCCATGGATTCGTAATATGTGTAAGTATGGTGATTTCTTTTTACAATTAGAAATTAATGAAAAATATGGTGTTACTAATGTTATACCGTTGTCAGTTTACGATGTATCAAGATTAGAAGGGTTAGATCCAGAAAATCCAGAATATGTTAAATTTTTAATTGAAGCAACAACATCACAACATAGATATAAACCTGAACGGTCAGCCACAAGAGAAGAATTAGAAAATTATGAAGTAGCACACTTTAGATTACTTTCAGATTCTAATTATCTTCCTTATGGTAAGTCACAAATTGAAGGTGGCCGTAAAATTTGGAAACAGTTGACATTGATGGAAGATGCGATGTTAATTCATAGAATTATGAGAGCTCCTGAAAAGAGAATTTTCAAATTAGATATTGGAAACATACCGCCCGCTGAAGTTGATAATTATATGCAAAAGGTTATTAATAAAATGAAAAAAGCTCCAGTAGTTGATGAAGATACTGGCGATTATAACTTAAAATATAATATGCAAAATATTACAGAAGATTTCTTTTTACCAGTTCGTGGTGGAGATAGTGGAACAAGTATAGATTCACTTCCCGGTTTAACATATGAAGCAGTAGAAGATATTGAATATCTTAAAAATAAATTATTAGCTTCACTACGTATTCCTAAAGCATTTCTTGGGTATGAAGAACAAATTGGTAGTAAAGCAACTTTAGCTGCAGAGGATGTTAGATTTGCTAGAACAATTGAAAGAATACAAAGAATCACAATATCAGAGTTAACTAAAATAGCTATTGTTCATTTATATGCACAAGGATATACAGATGCAGATTTGGTTAATTTTGAATTAGATTTAACAAATCCATCTACAATTTATGAAGAAGAAAAAGTTGAATTGTGGAATAATAAAACTTCATTAGCAAGTTCAATGTTAAGTGATGGATTAGTTTCTTCAGAATGGATTTATAAGAATATTTTTGGATTTACTAAAGAAGAAATTAAAGAATTAGATGATGAAATAGTATTTGATTATAAACAAAAATTTCGACGTTCTCAAATTGAAAATGAGGGTAATGATCCCGCAAAGAGCGGAGAAGCTTCAGGAACACCTTCTGATATGGCGATGGGAAGAACCAGTCATGAATTAGATGATTTAGGACCCGAAGGCGGTTCACCTCCTGGAGGTTGGGATGGCGCTGGAAGACCTAAAGAAGTTCCACATTATGGAAAAGATGGTAGTGCTAGAGGAAGAGATCCATTAGGCTCACATGATATGAAAAAAGGTGGTAGTAGTTCACGTAAATATGGTAAACATTTAGCGCTTGCTCATTTAGATAAATTGAAAAAATCAACAAATTTTGGTAAACATGATAAAAAAATTATAAATGAAGCTTCGGAAGTTGAAGAAGAATATAAGAATGAGTTAAGTTCTTTAGATAAAAGTATTTCAAATGAATGATTATTACTTAACTTTATATTTATTTATGACATACTATATTAAATATTGGAGTATTTTATAATGGCTCGAAAATTGAAACATTCTAAAATAAAGAATACGAGTATTCTTTTTGAATTATTAACACGACAAATTACAGCAGATGTTTTAGCTGGAAAAAGCACAAAATCAGTTAAAATTGTAAAGAAATATTTTAATGAAAATACTGAATTGGGTAAAGAATTACAATTATATAGAGTACTTTCAGAAAAACATTATGAGTCTGCAGATAGAGCGACTCAATTAATAGAAGCTGTTATTAAATCACGACAAAAATTGAATAACTTAACATTAAGACGTGAGAAATATAATTTAATTAAAGAAATTAAGAATAATTATAATGCAAATGATTTCTTTAATGGACGAATATCTAATTATAGAATATTAGCGTCAATTTCTAATGTATTTCAAGCAGAAACTATACCTACTATTTTTGATCCTGAAGCAGTTGTTACTTCTAAATTCACTGTTTTAGAACATATTACTAGTAAAAAAATTAATTCAACTGAAACTAAAAATAAAGTTTTACGTGAATATAATAAAAAAGATAAAGATTTAAGATTACTAGCATATCAGATTCTTGTAGATAAGTTTAATCAAAAATATAAAACGTTAGATGAATCTCAAAAGAATTTATTAAAAAATTATATTAATAACGTTAGCAATACAAATTCAATGAGAGAATTTGTTGATAGTGAAGTAGTAAAAATTAAAAAAACATTAAAACTTCATACACCTAAAGTTACTGATGATATTACCAAGATTAAATTAACTGAAGCTATAAATCAAATAGAAAATTTAACAAAAGGTAGAATAGTAAAAGATAAACAAGTTTTAACTTTAATGAGATATTATGAACTAATCAAGGAGTTAAAAAATGTCCATGAATCTTAACATTTTAAGAAAGTATATTAAAGAAATACTTAAGCAAGAATTAGAAGAAGCTTCAGTAACTGGAGCAATTGATGGTGGAGCAGGACCACCTAAAACTCCTCGTGCATTCCGTAAAAAAAACTCTAAAAAAATTAAAAAAGCGGGTTTTGAAGATGGTCATAAGAAACCAGCAGTATTTGGATTTGTAAAAGTAAATGAGGCAAAGTTTCATATAAGAACAGATTTTGGTAGTGTATTAGTTGATGCTGGTTCTAAAGGTGAAGCTAAAATGATTGTTGCTAAAAAATTAAAGGGTGGTGTTAAAGCTATTATAAGTGTTAAAAGAGTTGGTGTATCTCAAGCAAAACAAGTTGATAAGAAAATTGAAGCTCATATACCATTTCATCCTGGTGGGAAAAAAACAACTATTGAAGATGAACCAGAAGAAAAAAGAAAAAAAGAATCTGTAACTAATTCTACTGGATATAGTAAAGTAAATGAAGGTTCAATGGATTGGGAAAAACATTTCAAAGGATATAACGAAAAAGAACTAAAAGTTATTTCTAAATTTATATGGATGAATCCTCAAGGTATTGATGGTGTAATTAAAATGTCAAAGAAAAAAGATTTCAAACTATTTGTTCAAAAAGCAGCAAAAAAAGGATTGGGAGAATCTCTTACAATTAAAGAATCCGTTAATAAAAGAATTGCTGTAAAAGAAGTTCAAACTGGTAAAGCAAAACAGATTGATAAGAAACTTGAATCTGTAACTGAAGGTAAATATCACGATTATAGAAATGATGAATCATTATCACCTAAACAAAAAATTGGTTATTCAATGAGAGAAGTTCGTGATAAACTAAACGAGTTAGATAAACTTGTTAAAATGAATGTGAGATTGAAGAACGAAATAGGAGTAGATTCTACATCTTATTGGAAACGAACTCACGGAGCCATGAAAAAAATTAGTGAAAGGTTAGTAAAACTAGCAAACAAAGTTGGCCAACTTTATTAATCTTATTATGAACTCATCTTGGAATAAAGATGGACTTAACTTTTTAGGAAGATTGTTAAGTCTATCTAATTTAAAGCGTCGGTGGCTTATAGAAGAAACTAAAGTCAAAGGAGAAGAACCTAATAAGGTAGAAACTATTAATTTTATTAATAGATGGATAAAAAGATTAGAAGACTTAAAAAATGAAATTTTAAAAACACGGAGTTAGATGTGAGACAACTTATAGTAGATTATTTACCATTTGAAATAAAACAAGAACAAATTACTGAATCTATGAAAGAAAATAATGGAAAGTTAATTGTTCGTGGCGTATTACAACGTGCAGAAGCAAAAAACCAAAATGGTAGAATTTATCCACGTGAAGTATTAGTGCGTGAAGCTAAAAAATATCATAAAGAATTTATAAAACAAAGTAGAGCAATGGGCGAATTGGATCATCCAGAAAGTTCTGTAGTTAATTTAGCTAATGTTTCTCATAACATTAAAGAAATGCATTGGGAAGGTGATAATTTATTAGGTACAGTTGAAGTATTAGGTACACCATCTGGTAATATATTAACAGAATTATTTAAATCAGGAATTAAACTTGGTATTAGTTCTCGTGGAATGGGTTCAGTAGAAACTGTTAGTGAAGCGGGCGGTGAACCCTCACAAGAAGTACAACCAGATTTTGAATTGATAGCATTTGACTTTGTTTCTAATCCATCTACACACGGAGCATTCATGTATCCAATGCAAGAAAGTGTTAATAATGATATAGAAATACCAGTTGGTAGAGCGTGCGGTGATTATTGTAAAGTAGAATCTATTGTTAATGATATTATGCGAGGAGCATAATAATGATTAGTTTAAAGTCTTTAATACGAAACATGAAAGAGGCTAAAATCACAGCACCCAAGAAAGGTGTAAAAACACCTTTGGATGCTAAAGTTCAGATACCTGGATATGGTGTGATGACGAGAAAACAATTACAAGGTGGCATTCAAAGAATGTTAACTGAAATAACAAAGTATGTGAAAAAAG